ACCCCATAGCGGTCAGCGCATCGGTTACAATATCAGAAGTACGTCCCAGATCCTCGCCGGAGGCCGCAGAAAGGCTCAATACACCCTCGATGCCGTCCAGCATTTCCTGAGTGTCCCAGCCAGCCAAAGCCATGTATGAAAACGCTTCTGCTACCTGTGCCGCCGTAAACTTAGTGCTTGCGCCCAAGTCCATAGCGGTTTTCCGAACCTTCTGGAAGTCTTCTTCTTGCAGCTGGCCGAGGGCTTTGACCCGCGCCATAGCGACATCGAAATTAGCACCCGTCTGATAGATATCTTTCCCGAAATTCGTTACCGCCCTCGCGGCTCTTGTTATAGTCTGAGAAATGATGTTTCCCCATGCCACGCCACCGGAGGACAAGCCCTTCAGTTTCTTTTCGCTTGAAGAAAGGTCAGCGTTGAATTCTGACGTGTTTAGCGTCAGTTTCGCCGCAAGAGTCATTACATCCATACCGTTTCACCTTCCTTTCACGAAAAGATCTCTTTGACATGGTTTATTACTTGCTCTGAGGTTTGCTTTGGCTGTTGTGCGTGTGTCATTTCAATAAATGATGGCATAGTCAAATCGCCACCATGCACCTTGGCGTATGCTTCTGCGATGACTTTTACCCCGGTTGCTACATACTCTTGATATAAGCATTCACGGGTTTCCTCGTTTAGCATACTGATTAGTGATCGGATTCCGTGCCAGCCGTATTTGTTAAGGACGATGACAATTTTTTTACGGCGATCCGCTTCAAGGTGCTTGAAGATGTAAAAAAATCGCGCAGTATGTCATCATAGCTTTCCTGCAAAGCCTTGATTGTCTCCCTAAAGTTCATCTTGCCGACCTGTGAGGCCGGAGTCATTGTCAATGCGCTAACGATCTCATACAGATCAGCCCGATGCTTTTTCAAGCCGATTTTGACGAAATCGGGGATAATCGTTCCAACTACTTTGATGATAGGTTCCTGAGTCATGCCGCCCAGCTTTTCAAGGGCTGAAATCAATTCTTGGTCATTGCAGATGCTTTCAAACGGTGCTGACAGACGAATCAGGGCATCTGTCGCTTGGTCGTTTGTCATTTCAGAAATTTTCATGGTTCCTCCTTAAAAACAAGGGGCGAGGGGACAGCCCCCGCCCCATGCGGAAAGATTAAGGCAGATCGAAGAAGATCACCCTGAACGGCGCATTGTCATAGTCGGTGACCTCGGCCTGACGTGCATGGAACTCGAAGGTCATTGTACCCTCGCCTTTGTCGGTAAAGGTCAGAGAGAAGTCACTGGTGTTGAAAGCATTGTCCAGTTCGATCAGGACAGCGCGGCCATCGGACAGATCGCCAACCCAGCACAGATGATCGATGTAGTCATTCTCTGCATCAACCGCAGTGTGCATGGTGATCGTGGTTTTCTTGCCGGATGTCGTGGAATCGCCCGTGCCAAGCAGACGCTTGAAGTTATCCGGGACAACTTCCAGCAGGGTGCCGGACAGGTAAGCATCAGCAGAGTCAACGAAATCAGCACCCTTGAACGGATAGCGCATACCATCCACTTCAGGGGTTCTGATTTCACGGGTGACGGTGAACGTGCCGCCGCCACGGGTTACGCCGAGAATTTTCGTGATATCCGAAATCGCTGTTTTGATCGCGTTCTTCAGAGAAGTCGCATCAGTCAGCGAGCTGTGGTCAAAGTCCACAAGAAAGCATCCAGCGTTGAGCTGAAGGTTCTGAAACGCTTCTGTGCGAATCGGGGAAGTTAAACCGGGTGCAGCCATTGGATACTCCTTTCTCCGGGTTAAATGCCCGGAACGTGATATGCGTTGATTGATAGGTTGATATATGCGCTTCTGAAATCGCCATCAACCATGAGCTGAACCAACGGGGATTCAGGCCAGATAACCAGATAACCACCCTCAAAGTTGATTATCATTCCAGTCCCGATCTCACGACAGATCTCGTCTGCTTTGGTCAACAGCTCTGTATTGCTCGTTGTCCTGTGCCATACTTGAAGATAAAAACTTGCTTTCTGGTTCCACTCAGGTTCAACGATAGGGAAGGTGATGTAGGGGAGTTCAACAGGATCAGGGACAGATCCGTTCGCGTAGGCTGGAAGGTCAAAACCACTCGCAAAGGTTTTGAGTGCGGCAGCTACTTTCATCATGTCGGCAGCACCCATCTTTCCGCTGAGACTTTGGCAATCGGTACAGTGCTTGCGGCTGGAGCCTTGCTGTCAACAGCGCGGCTGGTTACTCTGAAGATTTCACCGTCAGATACCCTCCGAAGCACATCGTGATACTCAAGCGTCATAGACTTATCTGTTACGATGGTAAAGATCTCTGATATGCCGCTTTTTTCGGCTATCTGAGCCTCGTTGCTGCTGTTTTTGATCACAGCCGCCTTGAATGTTACGCCGTCCTGATAATCGTCTTTATAGCCACCAACAGGATCGTCCACTTTGACTTTGTTCAGGAATACGCAATCCTCCATCATGGATTCGATAAGTGTCAAAAGCTCACCCTCCTCCACCTGTCAAGTTCGGTCTTGAACACGTCTTGCCAACTTACGGAAGGGTTGCCGCCGCCAGCTCTGTTGACAGTCTGCTTTGTGTAGCTATAAACGCCAATGACACTCTCACTCGTATACGGGCTGTTGACCGATGCACCGTACTGTTCCACCCACTCTTTGATCTCTCCGGCAAGTGCAATTATCGTAGGAGGGATCGACAATGCACAAACGCTCCCTGAAAACGTCTCGTCCCGAAGCCCCGCCACATCAGTGTCATCATCATCCCGGAAGCCGGATTCGTGATACGTGTAAACGCCATCGTTCAGGTCGCTCCCTACAATCCAAATCCGTTGCCCTTCTTTGAGAGCAACGGAGGGAGAAATAGCCCCATTTTCAATCGTGTAGGTTCCGGGATTCGGTGAATTGATGAACATGTTGTGAATGTATTCAAGCACCTTCTGAAGCATTTTTCTCCCTCCTTTCGCTCTATTTCTTTGCAGTGCTCTTTGCTTGCGGTTTTTTGCGGGTTCTGGCCGTCTGTTTTGGCTTATACGGGTTATTGCCGCCCTGAGAGCCAGAGGCGGCAGAAGCGGCCTTTTCATGGCTCTCAGGGGTAGGCTCTCCGTCAGGGTTCAATTCACGCACTACGGCAATCAAGGGGAAGCCCAGCCTGTTAGCGGAGGTCGAAAGTTCCGCAATGCGCTCATCCGTCACGCTTGCCCCCTTCCGAGGATAGATGTCGCCACTGTGATACACGGTGTTTCCATCCTGCAAGTCTGTGAAAGCGTTGATTACCTTGTACATGACATCCTCCTATCAGGCGGCAGGCGTAACCGTCCGGGTATAGTAGGTCTTCCCACTGGCAACTTCGGTATCCGTAGTACGGAAATACTCGTTGTTGGTGTCCTTCTCATAGTATCCCAGAGCCGCCGGGTTTCCAGACGGGTTAGACACAGCAGTAAAGGATTCAGTACCCAGATTGACAACAGCGATGCCGTCCAGATACTCAGCCCACAGGGTCATGCCCATCAGAGCAAAGCTCTCGCCGACAGCGGTGGAATAGTTGCCGTTAGCGTGGAAGCCAATCAGATTGGTTTCGCCCTGCACGGTGTAGTTCAGGCCCAGACGAGCGAACTCGCTGTCGCCGGGGTCAACATAGTACAGGTCGATATTCTCTACAGGAAGAGCAATAACCATGCCACGGGGAATATCCGGGTCAGACAGCAGGAACAGTGTGCTATATCCGAGGAAATTCTCGATATAGGTCATGCCGAAAGCGGTCTGAACGGTGATGTCAGCCGCGCCAATGTAGGAGTAGGCATCCAGCACATTGCAGAAACCCACGACATTGGTCACAGTGCGCCGCATCTTGGCGAACTTGTCCAGCACCTTGCCACGAGCCATAGACAGAGCCATCTGGAAAGTGGTGTAGGCAGCGGTCATAGTTCCGGTCTTCAAGAAATTGAAGAACCGGGTCAGAACACCCATCTGGAGTTCATTCAGGAACGCTTCATCGGTCTTCTCGATAGCGATCTGTGCGCCGTAAGTGTTCACGTCCTCAATCGGAACAGCCTTGGCATACTTTTCCAGAGTGAGGTCAGCAGTGCCAGCCTTGCTCACGGTGGACTTGCTGTACGGAATGACATTGCCGGGGCCAACGTTGCCGCTGGCAAGAGTAACGGACGCATTGTACGTCACAAGGGTAGTACCCGGAGTCTTACGAATAG